GCCTCGGGCCGGAGTTGGTGACGAACGGCAGTTTTGATGGAGTGCCAAACGGGACAGACGTTGTTACGCTTCCGGGGTGGGGGCCTTACGGAACGGTTACGTCACGCACCATTGAAAATGGTGCTCTGAGACTTATAACAACCGGCATAAATCAAGGTGCCGTACTAGGCTTATTGCTGGTACCCGGTAGCACTTACCGACTGTCTTTTACATATGATAATTTTGCCACTGGTAGTATTTATATTGGCGGTGCTACGCCAACCGGTGTACTCACGATTCCATCTGTCTTTGTAGCTACTTCATCCGCTGTATATATCTACTTCCGTGGGCCAAGCGGGGGAGCGGGTATTGTTAACTACGACAATATCTCTGTCAAAGAAGTCACGACCATTGGCAACGCCACGCTCTTCCAAGACTCCGCAGGCACAACTCCTGTCACGATGGTGGAGCAGAACGTCGGCCTGATTCTCGACCAGTCGCAAGGTGGAGTCGGGCCTGAGCTGGTAACCAATGGCGGGTTTTCTACCTCCGCGAACTGGACACTTTCAAGCACGACAATCACAGGGGGTAACCTTGTTTTTGGCGTTGCGTTTGGTTACGCCTCGCAAGCGATTAGCGGAACTGCGGGAACCTACAAGCTGCTGGTAAACAAATCGGTCGGCTTTGCTGGCGCAGGAAACCTGACATTTGCCTTTTACAACGCTGGCAGCATTGTCGGAAGCGCCATTTCTATTGGCAGCGCAACGCTTACGTTTGGCAGTGGCATCATCACTGCATCCGGAAGTTTTGATGAAATCCGTATTGTGTGCAGCACTACTGACGCATATCAGGTAGATAGCGTTTCGCTGATTCGTGCACCCGGCAACCACGCCTACGTAACTGCCGATGCCAACCGGGGCATCTTGCGCTCGCGGTTCAACCAGCTCACCTACTCCGAGCAGTTTGATAATGCTGTGTGGACGAAGAGCAACTCGTTCATCCAGACGAACCTGCTGACGTTCTCGGAGCAGTTTGACAATGCGGCGTGGTTTGCTGGTTCAACAACCGTTTCTGCAAATGCAACAACTGCTCCAGATGGAACATCAACGGCAGATTTGGTGTATGTAGCGACCACTGGCGCATCGCGCTACATTTGGCGGACCGCATCTGTATTTACAGCGTCAGCGCAAGTAATCACTTCTTCGTTTTATCTCAAGGCTTCTAGTTGGACTTGGGTGATGGTCAACGGAACCGGCACAAATATTGGTGTATGGTTCAATATCTCCACGGGGCAAAAGGGAACGGAAAGCCCCGGAATCACAGGAACCATTACCAATGCAGAAAATGGGTGGTGGCGAGTCACTGTAACGGAAACTCGTACAGGCACAGTGCAGCCTACAGTTTTCCTTGCTGATGCCGATAATTCGCTAACTGCTACGGCAAGCGGAACTAATGGTATCTACATCTGGGGCGCTCAACTCGTCCAAGGCTCCGTCCCCGGCGATTACCGTGCGACCACGGCGTCTGCCCTGCCTATCTTGTACACCGACCCGCTCGGTGGCTTGACTGCGATGGAGTTGGGTCTACCCTCCGGCGGGGGACTTTCCCAGTTTTTCCAACCTCCATCGATTACGTCCGCGTCACTTACTGACAGCATTTGGATACGTTCCGACACTCCGGTAACTCTGGCCTTCGGGTTTTACGATACTGGCGCTGGTGATGTCATCAACATAAATGTCACTACGTCGTGGCAGCGGGTTACGCACACGCGGGCGGCAGGACTAACTGGCGTTGACAGGCGTGCGTGTTGGCTTTACAAGGGTTCCGCTGGTGGGGCCACTGTCCAGATTTGGGGCGGTCAATTCGTTCAGACTGCTGTCTTCCCCACTAACACGTACCAGCGTATCGCTGCAACGACGGACTACGCGACTGGCCCGGCTTTCCCGTTGTACATCCAGACGGATGGCACTAACGACGCCATGCTGACCAACACCATCAACTTCGCCAACGGGCCATCCAACCCGCCCTTGGGTCCGGAGTTGGTGACAAACGGTGACTTTGCTAGCGGGACTACATCGGGATTCACTGCAACCTCCGGCAACGTCGGCGGGTCATCTGTTATTAGCGGCGAACTAAATGTAGTTGCTGGTGGTGGTGGTTCCGGCGGCTTCTATCAGGACATGGTTGTTCCGACGAATGCCTATATTCGCGTCAATGTGACTGGTCGTAAGATTGCGGGGGCGGGTTCAACACGCTTTCAAGTATTCAACGGTGCAAGTTTCGGAACGCTTTTGTCGCAGCTCTACGATATCACTACAGTGGCTACAGCAACTTCGTACCAAGTATTCCTCGGTCCTGTGACAAGTGGCGTGGTCAGGATTTATCTGTACGCTGACACAAGTACGACTGGTGGTTTTGACGATATCTCCGTCAAGGAGATGGACTCCGCCTACGCTCCGGACAAGATGACCGTGGCTACGGGCGTGACGAAGTTGAGTGATTCTGGAGTTGGCGTTCTGGCTGAACTCAGCCCGACAGTTGCAACAAGTGCTGGTTCTTTTGCAGTTTATGCTCCTAATAGTGGGGCAAACTACTCGTCGCTGCTTTTCGGTTCTTCTCTTGCTGGGCGTACCGCAACGACGTATACCGCGCCAGTAACGAGCGTACTTGCTACTCTGTATGACATTGGACAGAGTACGACTGCGGGAGAGACAGCCATACAAGTTAATGGCACGACCCCAACAGTGACGGATATCGCAGGCCCCGCTGGAACAGGCAACTTTGGCAATTACCCGCTATACCTCTTCGCTCGTAACAACTCACTGTTATACTTCAACGGCTACTTCTACGGTGCTGTTGTCGTTCAGAAGTATCTGTCGGCGGGTGAGCTGGCTTCGTTGACGAACTGGATGGAAGTGCGGACGTTCGGTAAGGACATGTCCTACAGCTACGACTACCTGACGCTAGACAACGGCGACTTGGTGACGCTGGACAACGGCGACCCGGTATACACTAACATTTACTACTCTTGAGGAAGCCTCATGGCTAACGTACCTGTTTCGAATATGACCGTAACGTGGACCGACTCCGGCACCACGTACAACGCCGTCAAGATGAACGTCACAGACACGGCATCGAACGCCGCGTCACTCCTCATGGACTTGCAGGTCGGTGGGACGAGTAAGTTCAAGGTAGATAAAACTGGAACAGTAACGGTTGCAAGTTCAGGCGGAATAACGGCGGCAACAAATTTAGTTTTTAGGACAAGCAGTAATAGCTCAATTAGTTTTTTTGGCTCAGACACCTCTAACGATTTTGTATCTATAACTACTCAAGCGAATGGAGTATTAAGTTTACGCAGTGCCGGTCAGTTTGGTTTTACGGCACTTACTTATTCAAACGCATCTCTTGACACTATTTTGACTCGAAAAGCCGCTGCTAACATTAGGTTTGGCGCGGCTGATGCCGCAGCTCCTGTAGCTCAGACGCTTTCCGTTCAGTCCGTTGTTGCTGGCACGACCAATATCGCTGGCACTGACCTCACTATTACCGGCTCGCAAGGTACGGGTACGGGCGCTGGTGGCAAGATAACCTTCTCCGCCGCCAATGCTGGTACTAGCGGGTCAACTCAGAATCCGCTGGTTGACCGGATGCGTATATCCGGTATTGACGCTAACACGGCTCTGTTTGAACTCAACTCTAACGGAGGCTACGTTAACTTCACCGTTGGCGGTAACACGCTAGCTATTGCTACGGGGACTGGTTCTAGCAACAACCACGATGTGCAGCTTCCCGGCCTTACCTCCTACCGTATAGGGCAAGGTTACGGTGTCGCTATTGGTACCGGGGCTAGCATGCCCGTGTTGCAAGGCGGCGTCCAAGAAGCTTCCGACACCCTCGCTCAACGCCGTACCACGAACCCCCAGACGTTCCGCGTATACAACACGTACACGGACGCAAGCAACTACGAGCGCGGCGCAATTTCGTGGTCTTCAAATCAGCTTCAGATTGGTACTGAAAGTGCAGGTACTGGTTCGGCGCGTGACTTATACCTTGTAAGCGGTAGTGGAAATATCCGCGTTGGCAGGTCTGGCGGAAACGCGAACCTCCTGTTCTTTAATGACAACGCTGCTGACATCGGCGCTTCGGGAGCCAACCGGCCTCGTAGTATTTACGCTGGTAGTGACATATACGCTCAGTCAAACACGGCTGGGTTCTACCTCGGTACGTCATCAGACGTAGCGCTGCTTTGGGATGCTGCAAATACCCTAGCCATGCGCCGCTCAACCAACGCTCAGACGTTTAATATCTATAACACGTACACCACCACGACCAACTACGAACGTGGGTTCCTGAAGTGGAACACTAACGTCCTGCAAATTGGTACCGAGAAAGGCTCCGGTGGCGGCACTGCCCGAGACTTGGCGTTTCAGACTGACGGCACGACGCGACTCACTATATCGGCTAGCGGTGTAACTACTGCTACTGCGATTGATGTTATTTCGCAAGGCGGTCTGACGTTTGCATCCACTTATGAACTGCGATGCACTAGCCGTTTGCGAGTTTCTTCTCCTGCTGATGGAAACTTGCTTGTAACGAACTGGGCAACCGGAGATTTCGGGCGGCTCCAGTTCGGCGGCACCACCTCCTCCTTCCCGGCACTGAAGCGTTCTGCTACGGCTTTGCAATGTCGTCTCGCTGATGACACCGCGTTTGCGCCTCTAGAAGCCAGCACGATTGGCACTTCTACGGCTTACACCGTTGCTACGCTTCCGGCAGCGGGTACGGCTGGACGACGGGCTTACGTTACGGACGCTACGGCCCCAACTTGGCTGGGTGCTTTGACTGGCGGCGGGGCGGTTAAGTGTCCTGTTTTCGACAACGGCACCGCTTGGGTTGCTGGTTAAACAAATAAAGGCTAAGGAGAATAGCAATGGCTGACGTATTCACGACCGTAATCACTGGCATGTCGGCGTACCCGACGCTGGACAATCTGACGGATGTTGTTTTCGAGGTGTACTGGTCTTACAACGGTACTGACGGCACGTTCAACGTGGCGATGTCTGGTACGACCAGCGTCCCGGCCCCAGACCCGGCAAACTACATCCCCTACGCCGACCTGACGGAAGCCGATGTCATGGGCTGGGTAGAAGACAATACCGACCCGGCAGTCTGGACGGACTACGAAGCCAAGATGTCGGCGTGGCTCGCGGCCCAGCACAACCCGCCAGTGGTAAACCCGCCCCTGCCGTGGACTGTCGAGCCAGCCCCTGAGCCAGCCCCGTGAGCTTCCCGATAGATAAACAGGCCCATTTCTGGTGGGGCTGGGCGGTCTCCGCGACCGTCTACCCGCAGGGGTTCTGGCTTGCCATTTTCTGCGCGGTTGTTGTCGGAGCCGCCAAGGAACTGTGGGACAAGAAAGGCCACGGTGTACCTGACGTAAAAGACTTCTACGCCACGTTTTTTGGTGGAATAACCGGTGCCGTGGTATGTTTAGTGCTAGGAAAAATAGCAAATGGCTAAATCACCCGCTTGGACACGTAAGGAAGGTAAGAGTGAGGCTGGTGGACTCAACGCCAAAGGTAGGGCATCCTATAACAAGGCCAACCCCGGTAAGCCGGGGCTTAAGGCTCCGCAGCCCAAGGGCGGGCCTCGCCGTGACTCATTTTGTGCCCGGATGACGGGGATGAAGAAGAAGCTCACTAGCGAGAAGACCGCTAACGACCCGAACTCCCGTATCAACAAAAGCCTTCGGGCGTGGAACTGCTAATGGAAAATCAAGCACGTAAAAAAAGCGGATTTATGTTTGGCAGCAAGAAGCCAAAAGGAAACCTTAAGGCTGGCGTTGCCAACCCGAAGACCCGCCACGGCAAGATGAAGTTCTTTGACGAAGGCGGTACTACGCTTGCTGAACGCGAAAGTAAGTACATCGACCCTACTAAGTTGGAAGACGAAGCCAATGATAGGGGCGACTTTGAAGTCAACCTTGACAAGGAAAAGACTAAGCGTCGTACCAACCTCAGTGAGTTTGGCGCTGCTTTTGCCGCCTCTCGCGCTCGCGGAGAGCAGGAATTCAAGTACCGTGGGGACGCTAAGAAAAAAGAAGGCAAGTACAGTACCGCGATGAAGGGTGAGGGCAAGAAGGAAGAAAGTCCTCGTCGCCCTGCTCCTGCTGCCGCTGCACCCCGTCCTACTGCTCCTGCTGCGGCTCGTCCTGCTGCTCCCGCTGCCGCTGCGCCTATCCCGGCTCCTCGCCCTGCTACGCCTACTCGTAGTGTGGTTGGTCAGGCGCAAACTCCGCGTGGCCCTGAAGCAATTACGCAGTACAACATGCCTGCTCAGACCCCGGCGGCTGCAAAAGCAGAGAATGCTCGGTTGGTGGCGAACGAACAATCTCGTCGTCAGCGGAATGCTGCTGCGCTTGCTGCGCCAGCCAAAGTTGCTACGGGCTATACACCGCAAGAACGTAAAACTGACTTTGCTCGTATGCGGGAAATTGAAGGCAGGCTTGATAGCCAGCGTTCGACACAATCACGGGTAAATAAGCCGCACGACTTTTTGGGTAGCATGGCTGCTCGTCAGTTCCTCATGTCGCCTGAACAGCGGTATCAACTTGGGGCAGAAAACACGTTCTTACGTAATAAGTACAACATGGTTGGTCAGCCAGAAAACTCTGCTACGCAACCGCAATATGCTAAAGGAGGCCGCGTGAAGAAAATGGCAATGGGTGGACTTGGTAGCATGGGCGGTGGGCAGATGGGCGGGATGCCGCGAAGCCTTGGCTCAATGCAGCAACAGCCCCCTATGGGTGGTGGCATGGGTGCCGCTGGCGCTTTGGGCGGTCTGGGCGCGGCTTCTCCTATCAAGGGTGTAGGTAGCATGGGCGGTGGCATGGGTGCCGCTGATTCTCAAATGCTTAGCCAGTACGGCGGTGGCCCAGCTAACCCCATGCAGCAGCCTATGGGCGGTATGAACCGCCCCCCTATGGGTGGTGGCATGATGGGTCGTCCTAATATGGGCGGTATGCAGGGCGGTCAGAGCGGCGGCATGCAAGCAATGGCTAAGGGCGGCAAGGTTGGCTACTCCAAGATGGAGAAGGAACACGTTGCTGCAATGAAGAAGCACGGCGTCCCCAAGAAGTTCATTAAGCAAGAAGAAAAAGAAGCTAAGGGTATGAACAAGGGCGGTATGGCCTGTGGCGGCAAGATGAAATATGCCAAGGGCGGCGCTATCAAGAAGCCCTACGTACCGACTGCCGCTGACCGAAACGAGAAGGCGGGCGGTGACCAAGAAATGGAAAACCGTAGCCAGACTCGTGGCGCAGGCCGTGGCCCTATGAGCCGTAACGCTATGAAACCCAAGGCGTACGCCAAGGGCGGCGGCGTCGAGTCCAAGGGTAAGACCAAGGGCACGATGATTCGCATGGCTAGCGGTGGTATGGTTAGCAGCCGGGCCGATGGTATTGCCTCTAAGGGCAAGACCAAGTGTAAGATTTGCTAGGAGACAGTGATGGCTAACTTCAAAGATGCTTTTGCTGAAGCCCGTAAGGCTGGCAAGAAGCAGTTTGATTTTGGTGGCAAATCTTACACCACCGACGTTGCCAAGGGCGACAGTACCCCGCGCTACCAGTCCGGTGCGCTTAAGGGTATGCGCCGTGACCCCAATGAAGGGAAGACTCAGGCTGAGCGGAGCAAGCGACTTCGGGAACGGGAACAGAAGCTTATGGCTGCCCGTCCAAAGCCGCCTGCTCCCAAGCCTGTCGCTGCTAAGCCCCCTGCCAAAACTGAGCCTAAGGGGCCGGGGCTTGGTGCTCGTTTTGGCAGTGCCCTCGGCTCTGCTGCTGATACCGCCCGTGCTGGCGTCCGTGCTGCTGGTGAAAAGGCTAAGGAAATCGGCGGGACTGTAGCTGGCAAGGCTAAGGAAGTTGTTGGCGAGGCTAAGCAGCTTCCCGGTCGTGCTGTAGAAAGCACCATGAACGCTGTTGGCGCTCCATCACATATGTCGGTTTTTGCCGGTACACTTCTTGGTAACCGCAGCAAAATTACTGACGCTGACGATAAGACTAAGGCTCAGCTAAAGTATGCGGCAGCTCAAGCGGCAAAACGCAGCGGTAAAAATGCCGGTCTTAGCTATAAAGATTATAAAACTAAGCTTGACCAAGGAAGTTTGAGTGGCGAGCAATCCGCTGCTCAGCTTGTTGGTAAGAACGCTCCGGGCAACATTACTCGCGACAACAAGGGTAACGCTACTGGGATTAAAGATAAGTATGACTTCTTTAACCCTACCCGCGAGAAGGAAGTACGACGCTACGAGAAAATGGGTGCCGCTGAGAAAGCAGCGACGGTAGCCAAGGAAACCGTGTCAGACGCGGTGGACAAAGGCATTGCCGCTGCGCTTAAGAACGCTCCAAGCCGCATTGCCAATGCCTATATTGGCAGGGAAGGGGCTCGCGATGTGGACATCAAACTTGCTAAGGGTGGTACTGTGAAGAAATGCGCTAAGGGCGGCACCACTGGTCAAACTAAGCAACAGCCGTATGCTGGCATGAAGCAAAAAATGCTCAGTGAGTACACGCCTCCTAAGCCCAAGGCATACGCCAAGGGCGGCATGGTTGGCTCTCGTGCTGACGGCTGTGCGACCAAGGGCAAGACCAAGTGTAAGATGCGATGAGAGCGTCACGCGGCATGGGGGCTATCCTCCCGTCCAAGCAGCCCCGTACCGTTAAGAAGCGGGACGGGAATGAGCCCGTAAAGCTCTACAAAGAGGGTGGCGGGGTTAACGCCGCTGGCAACTACACCAAGCCGGGAATGCGGGCGTTCAGGAACGCGGGGAAGTAAATGGTCGCCAAAACCACAGCTACGACGGATTTTAATCTTGACCTTAACGCGCTGGTTGAAGAAGCCTTCGAGCGTTGCGGTGCGGAGCTTCGTAGTGGTTACGACCTTCGTACCGCTCGCCGTTCTCTTAATCTGCTGCTTCTTGATTGGGCGAATCGTGGTGTCAATCTGTGGACGGTTGAGCAGGGTGAGCAAATCCTGACCTACAACGACGACACCTACGACCTACCTGCGAACACAGTCGATTTGCTCGACCATGTTATCCGCACAGGAACTGGTACCAACCAAACTGACATTACCATCACCCGTATCTCAGGTAGCGTTTACGCGGCTATCCCAAATAAAAACGCTACGGGTCGTCCTATCCAAGTGTGGGTTAACAGGCAATCCGGGGCTACTGACGCAGCTAATGTTGTGCAGTACCCGCAATTTGTCATCTGGCCCAAGCCTGACAACTCTACTACCTATACTTTTGTATACTGGCGTTTGCGCCGTATGACGGATGCTGGTAATGGTATTAATGGGCAGGACATCCCGTACCGGTTTCTCCCCTGCATGGCGGCAGGTTTGGCATACTATCTCTCCATGAAGATACCCGGAGCTGAAGTCCGTATCGACATGTTGAAGCAGGTCTACGACGAGGCTTGGCAGTTGGCAGCGGAAGAAGACCGTGACAAGTCCCCTGTTCGATTTGTCCCTCGACAGATGTTTTGAGTCATGGCTAGTAGGTTTTCGTCCGGCAAAAATGCAATCGCTGAATGCGATAGGTGTGGTTTTCGGTACAAGCTAAAGCAACTGAAGGGCTTGGTCATTAAGACTAAGCAGGTCAATATTCTGGTTTGTCCGGAGTGTTGGGAACCTGACCAGCCTCAGTTGTCGCTTGGCATGTATCCGGTCAATGACCCGCAAGCTGTACGTAATCCTCGTCCTGATACAAGCTATTATGCGCCGGGTAACGATGGCGCTGGTGGCAGTCGAATGATTCAGTGGGGGTGGAACCCCGTAGGCGGGTCGAGGGCTTTTGACGCTGCGCTTACCCCAAATTACTTGGTAGCCCAAGGTCAAATCGGTACTGTAACTATCGTGGTCTAAGGAGACTCACATGAAGATGAACCAGAAGACGATGAAGGCTGTCGCCAAGGGCGAAGTCAAGGGCCATGAGAAGCGGATGCACGGCATGAAGGCTGGCGGCCCGACTTCGATGGACAGGAAGATAATGGGGCGTAATATGTCCCGTGTCAAAAATCAGCGGGGTGGATAACATGCCTACCGAACAGAAGGCTTACAAGCAGCCGCAGTCGGTCAAGGTCGCAGCGGGTAACGGCTATCCTCAGACGGACATTGGCAAGAACAATGTCATGGTAAAGGGTCGCTGGCCTTCGGACACCAAGATGAAGACGTACGGTACCATTCGTGGTACGGGCGCTGCCACTAAGGGTAAGAAGTTCCTTAACTCGGATAACGAACCCGGCTAATGAACTACGCAGCGTTGTCACAAGCGATTCAGGACTACTGCGAGAACGTAGAAACTTCGTTCGTCGATAATATTCCTACGTTTGTACAGCAGGCGGAACAACGAATCTACAACCAGATTCAGTTCCCCTCGCTGCGTAGAAATGTTACAGGCAACTGTACAGCAGCAAACAAATACCTTGCTTGCCCGCTGGACTTTTTGGCAGTGTTCTCCATGGCTGTCATTGACGAGAGTGGGGTGTACACGTTCCTGCTCAACAAGGACGTAAACTTCGTTCGCGAGTCCTACCCTAGCCCATCCGATACAGGTACCCCTCAGTACTACGCATTGTTCGGCCCTCGCTCAAACAATGCCGACGAATTGACCTTCATCCTTGGGCCTACGCCAGATGTTGTCTACTCGTTTGAACTTCATTACTTCTACTACCCCGAGTCCATCGTCACTGCTGGGACTTCGTGGTTGGGGGACAACTTTGACAGTGTCCTGTTGTACGGGTCGCTGGTCGAAGCGTATACTTATATGAAGGGTGAACAAGACATGATGACCTTGTACGAGAACAAGTATAAGGAAGCCGTTGGTCTTGCCAAACGTCTTGGCGATGGACTTGAGCGTCAGGATGCGTATCGTAGTGGTCAAGTTAGGATACCCATTCAATGATTGACTTAATGACTGCGACTGTTGGTGGCGTAAAGATTATGGCTACTGAAAATCGGGGCCACAGTCCAGAAGAAATTACTGACCTTGCCATCGACCATATTGTTCATATTGGTGAGAACGCTCACCCGCTAATTGCTCAACAGGCGCAGGCTTTCAAAGAGAACCTGCGGCATGTACTGAACCGTTATTTCGCGCTGGCGCAGCGTTGCGAGCGCACCACTATTTGTGCCGAACTGTCCATGCGCGGGCATGAGGACATGGCTGAAATCATCCGGAGACTCTAATGGCTATTACGCAAGCAATGTGCACTTCGTTCAAGTCTGAAATTTTGCAGGCTTTGCATCAGTTCACTGCTCCCACCTTGGTGTCCCGTACGAGCTTGACTGCTCCTACAAGCGACACTTTTAAGATTGCCCTTTATACGTCGTCTGCTACGTTGAGTTCGGCTACGACTGCGTATTCCGTTACCAACGAAGTGTCGGGCACGGGCTATACGGCTGCGGGTAACACGTTGGCCTCTACTACGTTGGCTACCTCGGGTACGACCGCGTATCTCGACTTTGCTGACACGACTTGGTCGACTGCTACCATCACGGCTAATGGCGCGTTGATTTACAACTCGACGCAGAGCGGTAAGGCTGTTGCGGTGCTGGCCTTTGGCGGTGACAAGACTTCAACGGCTGGTGACTTCACCATTCAGTTCCCGACTGCCGACGCTACCAATGCCATCATCCGCATTGCGTAAGGTATTGCTGTGCTTGTGCCAGTCACGGGTGTTCAGGCTACAGGCTACGTCAACACTGTCACCATCTGGTGTGTTATTGGTAGTAACCAAGACCCCGGTTGGGGAGACGTAGCCTCTGGTGGCGTGCTGGAATGGGCTAGCGTAGACTCGTCCATTACCGCTGCGTGGGGCGATATAAACGACACGCAAACGCCTAACTGGACGCTTATTGGCGGTGGGCCACTGGCGGTATAGTGGCTACCGTAACCGCCTTTGAAGGTTGGGATTCATCCTCCTTAGGCTGGGGGCAGCAGGGCTACGGCTCTAATTACGTCAACAACCCTACGGCTACGGGTGTTACCGGTACCGTCACCTTTACAGTGCTCGTACTTGCCAGTGGTAATGCAAATACTACATCTCTCGGCACCATATTGGTTGTAGCCAAAGCTATCGCCCTACCAACCGGGGTTCTGACTACTGGCGAAATTGGCACTTCTACTGTTAGTGGTAAGGCTAATGTAACTCCCACCGGGGTATCGGCTACCGTCAGTAGGGGTTCCGTTACGGTTGCCAACTACACACTCGTTCCCGTCACAGGGGTTGTCGGTACTACGGTGGTCGGTACGGTTCTCAGCCCCGGCAGTTGCTTAGTCACGTTCTCCGGGTGGAACACCCCGCTCTACGGCTGGGGCGAGTACGGATGGGGTGCATCTGCGAACGTAACCGCGACCGGCGCTCTGGGCAATAGTAGTGTCGTTGCTAAAGCAAATGCTCAGCCAACTGGAGTCGTCGGGACGACGGCCCTCGGCACAGTCAGTATACCGTTGTATATACAAGTTACAAGTGTTAGTAGTACAGGCGCAATTGGCACGGTAACCACCGCCAACGGTATCTCCTTCGCGGTCATAGGGGTTTCAGCTACCGCATCCGTAGGTGCTGTCGCCATTTCTACGGCAGGTAATATCTCTGTTGGTGTAAATGGTGTTACCGCTACGGCAAGCACGGGTACGGTAAACGTAATCGGCAATGCACCCTTTGCTATTACTGGTGTAGCAGCGACTACCTCCGTGGGCACCGTATCTGTCACTAGCGGCGTTATCGTGACTCTTGGCGGCTACGGGTGGGGTTCTATTATTGGGTGGGGCGAAGACCCGTGGGGCGGTTCAGCGGGTGTGGCTGGCGGTACGGTAACGGGTAATGTTGGCGTCGGGGCGGCTGCTAACTCTCCAGTTTTTGGCGTCGTTGCTACGACATCTACTGGCACTACCACTCAAACTGGCACCGCTGTGGTTTCTCCCACGGGCGTGACAGCGTCCGCGCTTGTTAATAATGTTGTTGTCAGTGTGCCGGGCAGTACCTCGGTCACGGGCGTTTCTGCTACAGGCGTTATTTCTACTACGGGCTGGAACACTTCAGCCTACGGTTGGGGCGAATACAGTTGGAATTTTGAACTACCAGCCATAGTTGTTATAGGTAAAGCTAACGTATTCCCAAGCAATGTCGTTACTTTGACAAACGTCGGTAGCGTTGTTGTAGTAGTAACAGGGGCTATAGCTGTAACCGGGGTTGCCGCAAACGGGGCTATTGGTACAGTTGTAGTCTCCGCTGGTGGCAGTGCATACATCCCGGTTACCAGCGTGACGGGAACCACGACGCTAGGTAGCGTCAACGTCATCGTACCTGACGTATCCGTGCCTGTTACGGGTGTAGTGGGTACTATGCAGCTGGGAAATGTAATTGTTTATCGTCAAGCGCTTATATTAGTATCGGGGGTACAAGCGAATGTATACACTACGAATACCCAGTTCTGGGGTATCATCGACACTAACTCCGAGTCGGACATTTGGACGCCCGTAGCGGCGTAAGGACTCATAATGGCTACTTTTTCGACCAACCTTGCTCTCACCCTTCAGACCACGGGCGAAAACCCCGGTACGTGGGGTGACGTAACCAATACCAACCTTGGCACCTTGCTTGAGCAAGCGGTCAGTGGTTACACGACGCAGGCTATTACTGACGGCGCGGATACTGCGATTAGCATTTCTAACGGTGTTACGAGCATTGCTCGTAACATGACCATTGAAATGACTGGTGCGCTAAC